AAAACTTTTGTTTATTTTTAATTTGTGCATCATAAGCTCTTGCACCTTGTGAAGGTGTGCCACGTGTACTTCCCTTACTTGTAGAGCCAGCAGTTACTTTACCACCCGTTTGTTTGTAACCCATGCGATTACGAACTTTAGTTGGAAGTTTTGCTAGACCTGGATTATCTGCTGGAACATCTTTCATTATTTCATTGCCTTTCCAAAGCCACGAGTTGCAGCACCTACGCCACGAGGTTTACCTGACATTTTGCCACCAACCTTATAGCCTTTGCTTTTCATTTTACCGCCTGCTGCATAGCCCTTACTTTTCATTTTACCACCCATTGCTTTAGGATTACGTACATATGATGGAACTTCTCTACCAGCTTTTTCATAAAGAGCAATAATTTTTTTCTGTTTAGCTTCAGGTGTCAATTTCATTTGTTTAACTTTAGCTACAGCTGCTTCAAATTCTTGTCGTTTTTTAAACTCTTTAGGAGCAGCTTTTTGACGGGCTTTAGCTTCAGCAGTTTTACCTTTACGTTCAATGCCTTTTCTAATTTCAAGCATATCATTATATTTTGTTTCTTCTCCCTTACGAGCTTTACTTATAATGCCTCGTTGAGTAGATTTAGTTAACTTATCAAATTCCAATTCTAATTGGTCCATTTTTGATAATTCATTTACTTTTTTCATACTACGAGTATTATCAGATACAACACGCTTTTGTTTTCGAGCTTTTGATTTTACAGCACCTTTAGCTTCAACAGCACGTACATTTTCTCCTGCTTTTTGTACCCGTTGCTTGGAAGCAGCTAAATCTTTTTTTCTTTTTTCAGCAAATTCTTTGGCTAACATAGCAGCCCTTTTCGCTATTTTACTTGCAGCCATTATGGTGTTCCTCCTAATGTATTTTCACCGACTTTAGAAGCAGGTGCTTCCATATCATCACGCCTTGTTCTGCGTGCTTGATTTCTTAATGCTTCAATTGCATTTTGATAACGCTGTTCATAATATGAACTTACTGTAAAGTTTTTCATAAAATCACCCGCCTCGACCATGCAACCATAAAACAAGGCATCATAGCAAAAGTCAGAGAAGTAATTACTTTGATTTGCACTGGTTAGTGTAGTTGGTCTAGCGACATATACAAGTTCCCCACCGTAAGTAGCACTTGCAGTAGGAGCAACGATAACATTGGTGTTTGTTTTCTTTGCATAATATTTTGGGGTTCCTGTACTTGCGCTGACAGGCCAGTAATCATAAATAAACTCGTCTGTTCTTTGCAATAAATTAATTTTAGTTCCGCTATCTTCAATACGAAGATTCTTTACATAACGTGTTCCAGAAGGAAGAGTAAGTTCATTTTTACCTGCGGATAGTGTAACTGATGTAATTGTTACCAAGCCATAGTCATCCAATGTTTTAGTTAGTCGTTCTTCTACACGATTAACCATATTGGGTATAGCCGAGACAAATTCGCTGCCATCGTTTTCAGATGCTTCGATAATGTCGGTAACAAGATAAGTATAATTAGCCATAATAAATAGTCGTAGAAATAGTTGTTGCTGCCGATACAATAATTTTACCTGACATGCGAATACCATTATCTGCGAAATCCTGATAATTGTTTCCGTTTACTTGAAACTTAATTCGACCACCATTGGTATTACCAAAGGGGTCAGCAGATGTACCAGTAATAACTACGATACCTGTGCCTACACAGTTAACACCACGTACACGGGTGTCAGTAACAGTTACACTAGTAAGAGAATCTACAAAAGTACCAGTTCCAGAAACAAATGCGCTTCTAATATTAGTCATTGATTGCTCCTATAAAAATGTCAATAGGTATATTATACTAAAAAAGGGGGTGAGATACAAGTCCCACCCCCTTTAAAGGTTAACGTATAGGTGTTTTAATTAAGCACCTGCGCTTCCGAAGAAACCACGCCAGTCACTGAAACCAAACGCATAACGCTCACGAGCCTTAAAGCGAAGGTTGCCAGTGTCGAAGTCAGGCTCCATTTTAGTCTGAAGTGGTGAACGGACGAACATTTTCGCACCATTCGGAACATCAGTCTTAATGAAGTAACCATTCGTGTCCGTGAAACGGCGATTCACAAAGAAGCCATTCGGGACAAGACCTTGATTGCGAATGCTGTTAATGTCGTTGACATTGGTAGCATTGTTAGCAATCGTGGTTGACAGAGGCGAGTTCAGAATCTGGTCTGCAGTAAAGGCCAGGTCTGATGGGATGTGCAGGCTTTCAGCTTGCGCTCCAACTAGGATGCCACGGTCATCTTTAGTTTTAGAAATAGCAATCAGTGCAGTTTCCAGAGCAGCTTCTGAAAGGTCAGAGGCAGCTAGAAGGTTGCTTTGGTCGCCATTACCAATGGTGGGATGGTCAGAGGCAAAGAAAGATTTGCCATCACCACCCGCAAAGGATGCGTTAAAACCGTTGTTGAAAACATCAGCAGCTTTAACTTGTTTAGTGTTCGCCATAGCACGAGCCAAACCTTTGGCACGCAGTTTAGCGAATGTGTCATAGAGGTTATCTTCCATAGCTTCTTCCGTAACGGCGAAGCCAAGGGCAATAGTCTCGTGTGTGTAACGAGATGTAAAGCTTTCTTGGGCATCGTCATAAGATACGGCAGCACCTTCACCTTTTACAGGTGCAGTACCAAAGCCAGTGAAGAGAACTTCTTCTTCAAATGCACGGTCTGAATTTTCAACTTCATACAGAGGTGCATGTTCATCAGAAACTTCCCCATACTCAAGGCCGAATACGGCGTTAAGACCAGGGAGAAGCTCTTTTGCAATACTTGCTCTATTAATAGCCATTATTATTTATCTCCCTTAGTTGGTTGTTGTCACAACGGCTGAAGTCAGAACATTCTGATAATCATCCGCACGATGGTTGAACTCAACTTCCATCTTCGTGAACGCATCGCCAACTGCATTACCAGGTTCATCAACGATACCAATGATACGCAAAGCACCATTAGTAGCTTTACCAGTTGTACCAGCAGTCGTTTTAGCAACAATGGTTGATTTACCAGTAAAGGTAGAACCACCAGCAATTGAGCTAACTTCTACGTTTCTTCCGACAATACCAGCAGCAACTGTGGCATTTGAAGAAATAATGTAAGTTTGATTCGGATTGTCATTTACCAAACCAACGATGTCTGAAGCAGACACGCCAGAATAGTAGGATTTAAATTTTTGTTCCCCGTTTTCTACATAGCGGCAACCTTGGAAAGTACCAACAGGCACTTCAGTTGACGTTACGCACGGTGTAAGTGTACCAGAGGCAATACGTACAGGAGTACCTGTGTACATTGCCGTAGCACCTGAAGCAATAGGATATTCGTTCAGGCCGTTACTATTTGGTGCAGCACCACGAACACGGGAAGGCTGAAGTCCAGTAACTTTAGTAGCAGACATATTTTTCTCCTTCAGTGTTTAAATTTAGTAACCAGACTTCGCAACCTTTTAATCAAAAGAAGGGGTGCGACCCTTAGTTACATTGGTTTTGCTTTGATTTTGAATAGGCATTTTGCGATTTGATGCGCCTTCAAGCTGTGCATTGACAGCATCAACCATCTCTGCAGATGCGTTTTCAAAATGTCTTTGTCGAGCTTCTGCACGTTTGAGTGGCAACTTAGCAAGTGCCAAATCTCCTCGACATACAGTGCCTTTGTAGCGACCTTCATCTTTAATTGCAGATGTGTGCGCTAGTTCAGGTACTTCATCAAGAGAAACAAACTCCCAGCCTTCAGCCATTCGTTTACCAACATTTGTATAATCATCACCACCTTTTAGGGTTGTACGTATCCAACGGAGTTTCATTCCTTGGTCTTCAAACCTTGCGGTTACTGATTCAGGAATATCTAAAAGATTTGGTTCACGATATTCATAGTCTTCGGATTCTCTTGTTTCCAGTTCACGACTCTGGGTGTTACGTGTGGTGTTTCGTGCCATAAGTGTATATCCTTTCGCAACTATTAGTTAATTGTAGTATATTCGCCTTCGCCTGCCTTTTCGACTTTTAGCTTTTCGGCTGCATACTGTTCAAGTGATATGCCCCATTTTCCTGCAAGGCGTACATCTTCTTGTGAGAGTTTTACCTTTTTACTTGATGAAGGTGCTGGAGTGTGCGAAGCTCCTGCAACCACTTGAGCAGGTGTTGACGTTTCCTGCGGTACGGGGGTTTCGGTTGCTACTTCTTTGGTAGCTTGTCCAAACTTGTTAGGAAACTGTGCTGCCAAGCGGCGGTCAATTTCCTGATAGTACTCATCGTCAGATGGGTCAAACCCTTCTTCTTGAACCTGATTATCAATTTCCAAAGCAACTGCGGTCATTACACGGTCTTGATTAAACCAGTCATTTGCTGCTGCCCAGTTGGTTGCCTTGCGCTGTGCATCTGACACAGTAGCAGCCGCTTGGACTTGTTGTTGCTCCTCAAACTTCTGAGGTTCAAAAGAGTCTGCCTGTTGACGAAACTCTGTTAGCCTATAGTTATCTTGCTGGGCAGTATTAAGAGATTCTTGTGCCTTCAAGATATTATCGGCATCGCCGTTTTCTACGGCTTGACGGTACGCAGCACGAGCAAGCTCTAGACGTTCCGTCACTTGACGCTCATTAGATTCAACATTATTACTTAAGAGATTTTTATATTCTTCTTCTCTTTGTTGAAGCTTTGTTTGCATTTCCTTCTGTTGTGCTAGAAGGTTTTCAATCTCGGCTTCACGTTCTTTTTTCTGTTTTACCAGTTGTCGAATACGCTTTTGTGCGCCAGATGTTTCTACACCCTTTGTTTCTTGGTCTTGTTCTTCTTCAGTTGTAGGGGTAGTTTGTTCTTGAGATGTTTCCACCTCTACTTCGGGGGCTGCTGATTCTTCTGTAGCTTCTTGCCCTTCGATTTCAAATTCCACCTTTTCTTCTTCAGGGGGTGAGCCTGCTTCGATGGTAGACCATTCAGTCTCTGCCATAGTATTTTCTCCTGTTTAACGTCTGCGGCGAGATAGACGAATAACGCCGATATGTAATATTATATAGTATGATTGATTAATTCACAAGAGTGACTGTGAATTTTTTTAACTACTTAGATTAAATGTAGGGTCTAAGTCTTTTGCATCTTCTACTACCATTTTGATGTCATCATCAAATAATAGCAAAAGATTTACGCCTTTGTAAAAGAACTTGCTTCCTGTATGTTTACCATAACACACATAGTCACCCTCTTCACACCAAGCACCATTAGCAAACTTGTCGTCCTGATAGGCTAGGTCGCCAACTTTTAGGACACGACCAACTGTTGTAAGGTAAGCCATATCCGATTTGGTTGAGTCAGGCAGAATGATACCACCCTTAGTTGCTGACTTAACTGATACTGGACGTACAAGGATATGATAGCCTGGTACTCTTGGAAGTGGGTTAGGGTCTGCGACCTCTTCGTCTGTAATCCATTCATCGTTTTTCAAAGCACTAGATGCAGCTTGCATATTTACTCCTCTTCGATATATTTATTTAGATAATCTTTGATAAGGCCAATGGCCTTTTCTAAACCAGCGATTGTTCCCACTGATTCACA